TCAAGGCTGGCGGGTATCACTCCAAACTCAAGGGGCTTCTAATGGCTGACCCAAGCGCTCTCCCTCCATCTCTCATTGAGAAGGTACTTGACCCTAACAATCTAGTGGCGGTTGTGACCGTTGGCTTGATGTATATGCTGTACAAGTTCACCTCTAAGCGCTTTGAGTTAGAAGCGGAAGAACAGAAGGCAATCATTGAGCGAATGGATGACCTACATGACGAATTACTCAAACTTGAGGGCAAGGTTGAAGCTATCGCCAATAGAGCAAATCATGAGCGATGAGATTCAAGTTTACCCAGCGCTTGATAGGGTCGACCTCACAGCAGACCTTGAGAGCTCCCCTGTAGATCACCCGCCTCATTACCATCATGAGAGCGGCGTTGAGGTCATTGACGCGGTGGAGGCTTGGGGGCTTGGGTTCTGTTTGGGTAACGTGGTGAAGTATGTAGCACGCTCAGGTCACAAGGGTGACGCCCGCGAGGATTTACAGAAGGCGCTTTGGTATCTCACGAGGGAGCTCAGCAAGTACGAAGACAAATAGGAAGTCACTTCCTATTTAAGATGTTTGGGTCAATCGAGGGCTGAGACAACCCTTGACATTTGCGCTGTTAATAATGAAACTAGACCTGACGCGATGGACTAGCCTGACGAATGATGGAGGATTGACCCCCACATCATAGAGGGCTGAATGAGAAAGCTCGATTATCAGAGTGAACAAGATGAGGCGCCGCGCCATATGCGAGCGCTCCATCCTCGCTTTTCTGTGAGGGGGATTACTGGCACCCAATTAAGCGGGGGCATGATCAGCGGTTATGAGCGCAACGCTCAGTTGACCGGGCTCAATTGGGTGAGAGAAGCTGAAGATATGTTAAGGACTGACCCAGTGGTCAGGCGCTCTTGGCATATGCTCAGGCAGACGCTCTTATCTGCTACATGGAGATGGGAGAGCGCAAATGAGACTGACCCGCTTTGTGTGGAGCTCGCCCGCTTTGCCAATGAAGCTTGGGGCTTTGATGGCTACGCCGGTCAGATGTCTCAATCTTGGGAGGAGCAACTAAGCTATCTCTTTGAGTTTGTGCCCTTGGGGTATCGCTACGCTGAAGAGATTTACAAGGTTGGACCTGACTATGACGGCAAGGTGAAGGTTTGGCTTGACCTCTACGCCGACCGCGAGCCCTCAGCTCATCTGAAGTGGTTGTCACGCGACAATCAAAAGCTTGATGGTGTACAACAGCACGTTGTAGGGGTGGGTAAAGTTCCTGAGCCCATCCCATCCAACAAGCTCCTCCTCCTCACCTTGAACCGTACCGGCTCAAACTTTGAGGGCTCAGGGATGCTTCGACCTGTTTGGTGGTGGTGGCGTACTAAGCAGAGAATCTCAAACCTCATGTGTGTGGGTGCTGACCGCTGGGCGGTTCCTACTCCTCGCGTGAAGGTCGACCGTTCAGTGGCTGATATGCACGGGCTGACTGATAGCGATATCAACGCAATGATTGATGACGCTGAAGCGCAAGCTCAAGCCTTCTTGAGCGCCCAACAGAGCTATCTAGTAGACAACCCCGTGGTGAGCTTTGACCAATACGCCGCCGCGCCCAATCTATATGCTCAAGGTCCTCTTGATATCATCCGTGAGTGTGACAACCAAATCAGTCAAGCCTTCCTAACTCAGTTCGCAAACCTTGGCATATCTGCCACCGGCTCGCGCTCAGTTGGTGAAGTACACCTCACAGTGTTTAGGCGGGCGGCTATCAATCTGTGTGATCTAGTGGCGTCAGCCGTGAGCGGCGTTGACCGCCGGGGCGGTGGCACAATTGGGAGATTGATCAGATGGAATTATGGACCAATAGACCCTTCAAAATTACCGCGCTTGGTTCATACAGGTTTAGACACAGACGACCTAGCCGAGTCTTTAGGGATGCTTCCACAGCTCGTCACTTCAGGGCTACTAACACCCGACAACGATCTAGAGCGAGCCATAAGGGAACGTCTAGGGGCTGGCGATCTACCCGAAGAGGCACAGAGATCAGCTCTAGAGAGAACCGTCAGCGCCGCTAGTGGTGGAGGTGTAGCGGCGCTCGCTGAAGCGGCTATCAGGAGGAGGCGTGAGAATGGCAAGGACTAAAGCCCAAACGCCCGCCCCAAAGCGTGACCAAATCAAAGGCAGTAAGACCAACCCCAAGGGGTCAGCTTCAGGCAAGCGCGGGGGAATTGAAATCACTGAGGCGGTTGAGCGCGGTCTTCAGGGGATGGTTGATAAGCACAATGACCGATATAAAGCCAAGTCTAAGAAGGTTGACCTAGGGTCACTCAAGGCGGTCTTTAGACGTGGCGCGGGTGCGTTCTCTGTGAGCCACCGCCCCGGAATGACTAGGAATCAATGGGCTTATGGTCGCGTCAAAGCCTTCCTCAAGTTGGTGGGTACAGGCGAGCGTAAGGAAGCTTACACAGGTGACCTTGACTTGCTCCCTAGCGGTCACCCTCAGAAGACAGAAGCAAAGAATGAGGCGGCTTTACTCGCTCCTAAGAAGTACAGTCACATTGACTTCAAGCCCCCTCAAGGCGCTCAGAAGGCAGCCGAGCGGGCGCTCAGGAGGCGAGCTCAAAAGCCTCAAAGCCAAAGAGGGATGACGCCGGTAGGAATAGCGCGAGCGCGTGACCTCATCAACGGCGTGACTCTATCCCCTCAAACTGTCAGGCGTATGCTCGCCTACTTCACGCGCCATGAAGTGGATAAGCAGGGCTCGACTTGGGACGAATACGGCAAGGGGCGCCAAGCTTGGGACGGATGGGGCGGTGATGCTGGCTATACATGGGCAAAGAAGGTGGTGAACCAAATGAACGCGGCTGATAAGAAGGCGGCGCTCAGGGCTTATGGTGAGGCGGTACAATTAAGCTTTGAGGCGTCCTATGATGTACCTGAAGGGCTGACCATTGGAAAAGCCTTTAAAACCCTAGCGCTTGGTCAGGTGAGCTCACGCATGAGTGGGGAGGCTATAGGCGCTCCTGTATCTCAAGAGCTACTTGAGGAGATGGTGAGAGTCTATAGAGAGCGCCGTGAAGATGATCCTGTCATCATTGACTGGCAGCACGCGACCTCACCCTATCAAAGCGGAACACCTGCACCTCCTGAGAGCGGAAACGCCCTGGGGATGATCGTAGACTTAGAGCTCAGAGATGATGGGCTTTATGCAATACCCGCATACAATGAGCGAGGTCTTAAGGTCGTTCAAGATGCGGGCGGCGTCCTGTGGAGCTCCCCTGAGTATCTACACGGCGAAATCTTCACCCGTGATGGTGGTGACAAGGTGGGCGATGCTCAGCTCCTCGCTATCACACTAACTCCACGCCCAGCTCAATCACACTCCAAGATTGATCGGGTCACTTTATCGGAAAGAGAGAAACTCATGGACTTTGAGAATATGTCCGCTGATGAGCTCAAAGCCGCGCTCGCCGCTAAGGACGCGATGGTTAAAGAGCTTGAGCAAAAGATTAAAGATATGAAGTCAGAAGCTGAGGCGAGCCTATCAGGTGAGCTTGAGGCTGAGGAGATGGCTGAAGAGTCAAAGCTTGAGGAGGAAGAGGAGACCAAGGCTGAGGCTATGGGCTCAGGCTATGACAAGGAGCGCAAGATGAGCGAGCCCGCTCAACTTAGTGAGAAGATCACTGACGCTAACCTCTTGAGCGAGGTCATGCAGTTACGCGCTCAGAATCAAAAGCTCAATGAGCGCCTTGAGGTCATCGAGACTGAGAAGCGTGAAGTCGAGCGCCGTGAGGCGGTCAGCGCCCTTCTCCGTGAGGGCAAGGTATCACCCGCTGAGGAGAGCGCGGCGGCTAAAGCTTGGGACGTTCGTGAGAACATGCCTGAGTTTTGGAGGATGTTCAGCGAGCGCCCAGCGTCTAGCGCGGTCCCTCTCAATGAGGTCGGACACGGTGCTAGTGGTGAGGAGCTCAACAAGGCAACACTCGCTGAGAAGGTCAAGGCGCTCGCAACAGAGAAAAGCCTCACCTTCTCTGAGGCTCTCAACCTCTACCGAGAGCAAAACCCAGATCAATACAACAGTGTTTTCAACTAGGAGACTGACATGAATCAGATCGTTCAATCGTTCATTTGTGCTTCTGCGGTCACTGAGTTCGCGTTAGTCGCTATCGACAGCGCGGGCAAGGTTGCAGTGGCTTCCACACCAACAGCTAACACCATCATTGGTGTAGCTCAACGCGCCGCTGAGGCGGGCGACCCTGTTGACGTTGTTATCAGTGGGCTCACCCGCGTCATCGCTTCAGGTTCCCTGACCCTCACCTCTGATACCGTCCTCAGTGTGACAACAGATGGCGAGGTTCAGGCGGCGGCGTCAACTCACTACCCAGTGGGCTTCACTGTTCCAAACATCAACCAACTGACCGCCTCAGCTAATGAGCAAATCTTGATTTGCTTCAGCCGTGGTCTTGCTCCACTCGCTTAATAGGAGGTGATCTAAATGGCTAGTTCATATCGTAATATCCACCCAGTTGATGAGATCCTCAGTGGCTTAGTTGCTGAAGCGGTCCCTAG